TAAAGACTCCGGTCTCGAATACATGACGATTCCGGTCACGTTCGGCGCGAACTGATACGCGCTGTTGCACACAATGACCCCGCGCCGGCCAAACTGCGACCATTCATCTACCAGCCAACAATCTTCGCGCGTCAGGCTAGGCCCGGACGCAATACAGACAACTTCATCAAACGCCACGGTCGTTCGCGCCGAACGTGACCGGAATCGTCATGTATTCGAGACCGGAGTCTTTATCAGCAAGGAATCCTGCCGGGTTGTAAACCTTTCCGCCGTGAAGAATCCTCATATCCGCTGTCAAGTCGCTGCGCGCACGTATCAACATCCGCGCCACAATCTCGGACTGATTCATTGACGACGCTACGAACTCACGAACAGACACCGGCTCGATAGCTGCCCACAGGGAAACGTAGTTCACCCATGCGTCAACAATCTCGCCGGTATTCTGATCCTGCGTTTTCTGGTTCCGTTGCACCGTGATTCGGTGCCGCAGCTTTCCAGCGTCCATCATGCCAACGCCGGGTCACGCAGCGGGTACAGCAGGCACTGCACAGCCATCGGAAGATTGCCGACAGAATTAAAGCCTTCGCCCTCGCGGCCCTTGTAAAGCACGCCGACAAGCAACAGGGTTGCCGCTCGAACTTCGTCCTTTACGATAGGGTCGCCGTTGGTATCGACCACGATCACATCGTTATCATCGCTGTCCACGGTCGTTTCGTAGGCAGCGGTAGATGATTTCAGGTAGTTAATCACAGCCGCCGATGCGGCCATGATTTTCAAGGTCAGGTCAGCATCGTCATCCGTCGTGTCGCGGCGCAAATGGTCTGATGCCTGCTGCAAGGTGACAAGCATTGTCATTGCTTCACCCCTTTTGTCATATCGATGCCGTTGCGCCCGTCCTTCCCGTCGCGGCCACGCTTGACGGCCAGCCGCCATCCGTCACCCTCGCCGGGCTTGTCCTGCGGCGCGTCTTTTTGCGCAATCCAGTACGAACCGGCCCACGTTACGCCGTCGCCCTGTTCATAGCCGTTCCCGTGAACGTAAACGCCACGCTCGACAACGAACGGGAACCGCATTGCCTTTTCCACAACTCGACCGGACGCCATGCGCGCGACTGCTCTAAAGCCACGCTCGTCGGCCTGATCAATCTCGAAGTCGGCAACGCCGTCAACGATACATTCCCAACCTCGCAGGCCGTGCGTCTTTTCGTAGGCCCGGAATAATCCGCCGTTGTGCGTTGCGTAGGTGCCGCGCGGGTAGGATTTCTCGGGGTCTATGGCCGGCAGAATGTCGAGGTGAATCGCGTCCTTCCCGTCCGCACCTTTCTCGCCGTCCTTACCATCAACACCGTCTCGGCCATCCTTGCCAGGCTCACCGTCCTTACCGTCAACGCCGTCAGCACCTTTCTCGCCGTCTTTCCCATCAACGCCGTCGCGGCCATCCTTCGGCGCTGGCAATTCCGCAATCATCTTGCGAACGCGCGCCTCGCTGTCGTCTATCCGCTTGGCAAGCTCAACAAGCGCAGGTTCAATCCACGCCTTGATTTTCTCGATCATGCAAACCTCGCCGCAGGGAGTTTGATCGGCAACGCTTTTTCCATGTCGGTTTCTTCCGGTTCGTCGTCGTCATCTTCCGGTTCCGGTGCCGGCACAGGCGCTGGCTGCGCAACCAGCGGGCTTTGCGCGTCACGCTCGGCAAGCGCAGCGAGGCTGTAGTTCTGCTGCTGCATGTATACCGTGTCGCCGCCTTCAAGCGAACGCAGGTTAACACGCTTACGCGCCTCGTTCGGCGTCAGAATCGACGCGCCCACGCCTTCGCCCAACACCTTGAACTGAGTCGCCGTGTCCATCCGCAACAGGCCGGACAAATCCAACTCAAACGCCTGCCCGTCTGGCAGCGCAAGCCCTTCGTCAAGACAGAGTTCCATCGACTCAATCAATGACTGTAGGCAGTCCGAATAATAAATCTGGTTCAAGTCCTCGATCTTCTGCCCGGCAGGCATTGTGCCAAACCCGATCTTGAACGCCGGAACGTGGAACGTCGCGCAAATAACGTCAACCGTCAGGCGCAACTGCTCAACCAGCTGCGCGTCAAGCGCCGTCATTTTCAGCGGGTCAAACTTCAGCCCGTCACCGACGACGGCAATCTTCCCGGCATTGTCGCCGGTATAGTTAGCGTCCCAATATGCTTTCAGTCGTCCTGCGGTTTCGTCGCTGATAGCGCCGGGTGCAGTTAGAATGCCGGAAGGCTTCGCCCCGTTGCCAAAGAACTTGAATGAGTCGAACTGGATTTTCTGCCCTTGCGATGCAGCAAGCGCGTTTGCGTACAGCGGAGGAACACCAACCAGCGGATGGAACAGACATGCCATGCGGTCGTGGATGATTTCTGACGCAGGCACAGTCACCTGCCCGGTCAGCGTATTCAGCTCATCCTGAGACAACTGATAATAAACGCTGCCATCGTCAGCAATCAAAACCTGCACGCGCGTCGGGTCAAGTACATACAGCGCACGGACAGTCCCGTTGCGGTCTCGCTCTTTCAGCACATAGGCGTTGCCGGCCTTCAACTTGCTGGCAATCCACCATTCCTTGAACTGGATGTGGTTCTGGTATCGGTTTGGCTTCCTAAGCAGGGACGCTGCGGACAATCCTTCGGCTTCCTGCCAGATTCCGTCAGAATCCTTGCGCTGAATCGTCGGGCGCAACTTGCCAACGTCCGCGCAGATAAGCGACACGCACGAATAAATGGCGAAGTACGCCATCAGCGATTCGCCGCGCAATTCTTGGTTGCTTTGCCACGCGCCCGTGTAAGGCTCGCGAATGATCGGCCACCATCCGGTTGACGGAACAGGCGAGGTGGTTTTCTTTGTCAGCGACAATTCATAACCAAAAATCCGCACGCCTAATCCCTCTTTTTCGGTGGCCTGCCGCGCTTGCGCTTTTCAGCCTCCGCAGACACACGCCTTGCAGCGCCGCCGCGAATCAACATCTCGGCCATCGCACGCGGAATCGTTGCCGTTTTCCCGGTGATGGTGTAGGTGACGGTCATTGTATCAGGTAGGGTCATAAAGAAAAGGCCGGGTTTCCCCGGCCTCTCCCATGCTCAGACTATCAAGCGCCCCAGTTCACGCCGGACAGAACCGAGACAGCCGAGGTGCGACGCAGCGCCCAGTTCAACGTCCGCTCGGCGCGGAAGCCAACCAGGTTGTGCTGCCACAGGCTGACCAGAACCGTCGAAGCGGTTACAGGGTCGGTCGGCGTGTCGTCCATCTGCAACGACGCCTCGCGGCTGATGTCGATGGCGACACCACCCATGTCGGCGTAGTAGATGTCGGATGCGTTGACCAGCATCACATACGAACCATTGGAATCGCTCGGTACGTACTCGGACACAATCACCGGCATACCGAACAACATGCCGCCGTTCATGCCGATGCCAGGGAACTCAGCTTGGCCGAGCGGGTTCTGCATGAGCGACAGCGCGAGGGCGGTCGTCGCGGCCATGATGAACACGCCATTGGTCGGCGCATTGTTCGCAGCGATGAACGCATTGAACAGGGCGCGAACGTCAGCGCGAACGTCGGCTGCGTCGTTGCCGCTGGAGACAATCGGAGTGGCCGCGTTGGTAATCGACGCAGGAGAAACACCGGAGACAGCCGCTTTCGCCGGGTCGATAAAGTCGATGTCAGAACGCTCGATGACGGCAGCCGCGAGCGAGTCGCGGATAAGCATGTCAGCGGACGGGCTGGAATCGCGCAGCACTTCCTCGGATACGACGGCGATAGTCGCAATCTTCAGCGGGTCGAGCGTGGTGCGGGTGAAGTCGAACTTCGTCAGGCGCTTCGGTTTGGCCTCGCCAACCCACGATGCCGCGCCGCCGGTGGACTGGCCTACCAGCGCGGTGCGGAACGGTACGCTGCGCAGGGACGGGACGTTGCCAGCGCCGAACTGACCGAGGATAGTGCGCGGACGCAGATACTCGATGAAGTCAGCGAACACGGACGTTTCGTCGCCTACCAGGTTGCCGGCCCATGCGGCGTTGGAGGTGACGCCGGCAGCGACAGCCGCCTTCAGCACGTTGACCGTGCGGGCATCGGTGCCGGTGGCGCTGTTTTCGGCAGCGGCCTTGGCGAGTTGCAGCGCCTCGTAACGGTTGCCCTGAGCGCGGCCAAGGAACTTGGCAACCTGAGCCAGCGCAAGGCCGTTTGAAGCCTGCGGGGCTTTGGCGACGGCGTGAACGGTCATGCGTTCGACCGACCTGGCAACGTCCTGCACCGGCTTGGCCGTCTTAATGAGCGTGCCCTCGGCATCCTTCAGGCGCTTGATGTGCGAGTCGATGGCATCGATTTCGCCTTTCAGTGTGTCGTATTCCTCGGTCTGCGCGGCATCCAACGTGGTGCCTGCGTCAGCAGACGCCTTCAGGATTTCGGTCATGCGGGCCGCTTTGGTTTCGCGGGTTGATTCAAAGCCTTTGATCTGCTCTTGGATGTTCATTTGTTTGCCCTCCGAGGGCTTGATGATTGAAACGGTTCGGTGCTGTTTCTCCGTAACGCCGGAGGGCTTCGGTACTGCGGTGGCCTTGCCTTGTGCGCCTGACGCGGCGCGGGCTTGGTCGTCAAAAGTCTTGATGGCGGTGATGCTCGCCTCGGCATTTGCCGGGATAGTAACCAAGGACAATTCGTGCCACTCCCATTTCGTGAAGTGAATACCGCCGTTGTCCATAAAACTATATTCTTTCGCGCTGAAACCGATGGACAGGCCGCGCACAAGGCCGTGCTTCAGGGACTGCCACGCCTCCTCTAGACGGGCGGACAATCCCGCCGGACTGGCAATCTTCGGGATGCTGCCCTTGACCTTGATGCCGCCTTTCGTCTGTTTCGCGTAGGTAATCGTGCCGACCGGCATATAGCGGTCGTGCTGCCACAGAAGGGCAATCGGCAGCGAGAACTCCGCGCCCATCGGCTCCACGATGTCTCCCATGCGGTCTGTCGCCGGGGTCGTTGCGATGCCCTCGAACTCGCGCCGCTCGTCGTCGTATGATTCCATCTTGATGACGGAATACACACGGTCGGTTTTCTCGGCAACGTCTTTCAGGTTCATTCCAGCCTCACAAGACAAACATCTGGTATTTCGGTTCGTCAGCCTTTTCCGCCACCGTCCCCCGTGCGCCTACTGCCATAGCAAGCGCCACCATGCCGTCAATTCGACCAGTTGCGTGCTGCTTGTCAAGTTTCCGATTCCCGGCTGCGTCCTTCGTCACGGCAGCGTTCGCCGCGCACATCCGCAAAACTGGATGGTCGCCGTGATGGATGCGCCCATTCAGCAGCAATTCCTCTAGGGTGTCGATTGCCGGACTCATATCCTTGAAGCCCTGCCCAAACTCAACAAGCGGCAGCGTCACTCCTATGCGCTCTGCCTCTTTCTTGAATATGTCCATGCGCCAACGGTCAAACGACACAGACTCCAGGTCGTAGTCCGCCGTCAGCTCCGAGATGTCTTGCAGGACGTGAGCATAGTCAACCGTCTTACCCGGCGTCGTCAGCAGCTTCCCCTCACGCGCCCAAACGTCATACGGCTGCCGGTCACGGTCGGAACGCTCACGCAGCCCGTCAGACGGTGCCCAGAACTGAGGGAACACGTCAAGCCCGCCGTCTGGCCGCTCGGCAACCAGAACAAACGCCGTCAAGTCAGTGCGCGCAGACAGGTCAAGCCCGGCCCACGCCTTGCGCCCAACAGTGGCCAGCGGCTTGCCAATGCAAGACTGCCAAACATTGCGCGACACGAACGGCGAGAACACGCTCACGCGCTGGTTCAGGTTAAGGTTTCGGAAGGTGTTTTCCGCGCTCGGCATCCTGGCAGCCTGCGCCGCCTGCTCGGCCAATTCCTCCCGCGACCGGAACAAACCAATCGCCGGGTTGGCCGCCTTCCATCCTGCCTCATCCATCACGCCGGCAGTCGGTTCCGCGCAGTAAACGTGGCTAACTATCTTCGGGTCGCGCGAACGCTCGGCATCGTCAAGCCATACCGAGAACAGGTCGGCATCCGTCGCAGCCTGCGTGCTAATCGCTATCAGCAGTGGTTCCTCGTGTGCGCCCTGCGATGTCGTGATGGCGTCCACAAAGTCGGACTGCGGGCCGCGAATCTGGCCAACCTCGTCCAATATTGCCAGCACAGGCGAAAGCCCGTGCGCCGTCCGCCCGTCAGCAGCAAGCGCCCGATATTCAACATTCATGGGCAGCCCGACCAGCCGCTTGCTTGACGGTACAATCTTCACGACGCCGGACAGTTTTTCAGACATCTGCACCATTTTCGATGCCAAACCGAACACCAGCGCGGCCTGATCCCGGCTCATTGCGCCGGACACTATCTGAGAGTTTCGGCGGGCCTCCGGGCCGACGAGGTGTGCCAACAGGATGCCGGCGATGATCGCCGTCTTGCCGTTCTTCCGGGCTAGAGAAAGGTAGGCGCGTCGGGTTTTTGCAGGGTTGTCGTAGACGGCGAGGATGAACTCGCGCTGAAACTCGGCCAGCACGACCGGCTGGCCAACAAGCGCCCCCTCGGGCACCCTACAAAACGATTCGATAAAGCGAATGACCCTCTCGCCGCGTGTCATGGTCAGTGCGTGCTAAGACCGGGCATAAGATCATCATCGGCATCCTGAGACACCTGACCAGCCTTGCGCTGCGCATTCAGCGCCTTGCCCTGATCCTTTGCCTCACCCTGCTTGGCCTCCGGGTGAACGTGCAGCAGCTTGGAAAGGTACACCGCCCGCCGGCTCAGGGTTTCAAGAATCGAATGACGCGGGTTAGCCACCATCGTGCCGCGCGCGTTCTCGATAACGTGCCCCTCAGCCTCCAGCCGGGTCTGCATGTCCTCAATGTCAGCCTGGCACCGGGCAAGGTTCGCCGCGTGCGCCAAGTCGGCGGCGTCCCACTTATCCCGCGCGCGCGCACCGATGATCGCGTCCCAGAACGGGCGGTCACTATCACGCAGCCGGACATGCTTCGGCGGCTCAATCGGGCCGGCCAGTGCGTTCTGCATGGCCTGTTTCTGCCCTTCGATAC